CGCAGCGCTGCGGCATTATCCATACATATTTGTTAGTTGCACTGTCAGTGCCGCTGCATGTCTTATTAAACAATACTGCGTCAGCAAAATTGCCGTCATAGTTATACATGTATGTAAAGTGGTCATCTTTATTAAAAGTTAAGAATGTCATAACTCTATTAAGATGTACTGGAGAATACTGTATATGAGTAATTGGTCTGCGCTTGTCAGGTCCAAGAGAATCACGTGCGTCACTCCAAAAGTTTCTAAACATGTCTCTTGCACTTGCAATGTTATCAACCTTATTCAACATTGTGAAGACTCCTGCGCCGTCTATCTCAATACTTACCCAGTCAGTAGTAATCTCTTTGCCGTCAGGCATAGGAAACTTTGCGCCAGTTATCTCATCTGTAATAACACGTGGCTGCAATACCTGTGTATGTCCTTCAAGTTTAAGATACATGTGTCCGTCTAGTTGTTCTTTGTTGTAGTGTTTATTTATATCTGCTACATCAGTATTGAACTCTTTAACATCAACACTTGCATATACTCTATCAACGTACGCATTAAAAAACTTAGGATCATTTTCTTTATACTGCACCATGATAGATTCTTCACGTCCTGGACGAGAAAACTCTGTTATACCAAGAACATAACTGTCCGTTGTCCAGGCATACCATACGTTTTGTTGTACAATAAAAAATATTCTACTCAATTTATTTGAATGGAATGTTTTCTTACTGCTTGCTAATGTTGTCATATTTTTAAGCAGCTTTAAATCTGCTAAGGTAATAGGAACTCTAACCTGTATTTTGCCGTCATGAATATCTAGTTTATCCATACAACTCCTTTCCACTATTCAATTTAGTTTATAAGAGTTATTAAGTCAAGTTTTTCTTCCAACGGTTGTGTCTAATTATTTTTTTCCTGGAGTCATCTGATTCGCAGGGGAGTCCGTCAATGTGGTGCATAAATTTTTGTTTGCATACTAAACATGGTTCATGTCTGTTGTATTTAAATTCAACACGCGCCATTAAAGATTGCAGCGCAAGTGCAGTTTTGCGCGCAGCTTTGTCTATATCCTGCGTACGACTCACGGCAATTGTTTCCAGAAGGGATCATCATAAAAACTATTTCCGATTTTAGATTCAACGATCTCCACAAAAGTATCAAGAGTTAAACAAACTATGATTGGTACACCATCTGGCTGCCGCCGACTCTTGTCAGTTTTTACCAGGCGTTTCCATACCAGTGCTGTAAATTGCGACTTAGACTTCTTTATAGATTTAGCAAGCTCACGTGTAACATTAAGTGACTGTCTTGCTTTACACTCAACGTAAAAGTCTTGACCATTCCAATTAAATAGTACATCTCCCTTGTCATTGATACCACCTTCCGCAATCCTAGAACCATTCAACATTTTTGCTACGAATGTCTCTAGCTTTGTACCCTGTTGTTTTTGTTTTGACATTAGTCTTCTTTCTTAAATAGTTTTCTACCTTTCAATGCTTTAGAACTATTAAGAACTTTAGCTACAGCTTTTATGTAATCAATCATATCTGCACGCGGCAACCTACCATAATCTATTTGTGTACCACGTGTGATAAAAGAATAACTAAAGTAGTCATACATATCATGCACGACTTCAATTTCGCCGACTCCTTTGTTAGTAACGATACCGACTCTAACCCCACCATAGTGTGGTCCAGGATCAGTTGGGAATGAAGGATCTATTTTAAGTATTGTTTGTACTAGATTAGATTCACTAGCACTATCGTATGGAAAAAAATCTATCTTCTTTGATTCATCTTCCTCTATACAGTATGTGATAGCTTCAAGAAATCCATTACATTCGTCCATCATATCCCAGACGTTACGTGCGCCTTTGCTCTGTAATATTTCTCTCATTACTATAACTGTAGCTGAATTTGATCTTCAAGTCTATTCAACAATTGCTGTTTTTTCTTTTGATCATTCAACTTATACATGCTGACACCACCTCTGTGAGTGTGCATGTTGCACTTCTGACCTAAGATATAATCTTCGCCATGATCTGCACGTATCTCTGATATTCTATTGCGTGCTGACCAACCAAACTCTATAAGTTCTGTTGCACAATGCCACTTGTCATCATCAAGTAACTGCAATATATCATCTCTCATTGTCATTGTTATCTCCTTCTATCTTGTACCATTTGTATTTCAATGTTAATTCACTGCCCATAGGTATGTCAACAATCGTATATAGATAATATTTTCTATGATCTAAAACTTTTTTTAAGTTAGGTGTGTCACTATGATTTACAAAACCACCTAACGGTGTGCGTATTGTATCTAACGTAGGTGTGTCTATGATATGTGACATTCCTAAGTTAACACCTTTATCTATATCTACTAATGTAAACAAACCTAAGCCGTCTATCTTGCTTGGTTTAATTGTAAGGTAATCAGGTAAAGGTCTATATGTCACTTGTTAAGATCAAAGTCTTCATCAGGATCGTTATGTTTATTTAACATAACACCCATAACCATGTTCTTAAATTTTTCTGAACCTACTCTTATACCTGGTCCATCAAATGGATTAATAGGATCGTTCTTTTTATTCTTGCTCATACCAGTTCTCGTCCTCCCTTACTTCTTCTGTAATTTGTAAATCAATATGTGTAGGTTTTTCTACGATCTCTACGTCTTGAAACACACCACCAGTATCAAGTATTATTTTTATATGAATCATTAGAACGGTGCTTCGTCTTCGCCAATATCCTCTATTGCTTTTGCTTTAGGCATTGCAGGCATAAACCATTCTTCTGGTGCTTGTTTAGCTGCGTTGAATGATTCCATGTAATATATACGTGGATTACCATTGTCACATTCTTTGTTCTTACACTTCCAGTCAGGATAAGTATCTTTAATTTTACCGCTAGCTTTATCTACTCTGTTATCCCATAACTCACTGTTGCAGCTTAAACATCTTGGTTCTGTTGTTCCATTAGTTACTACAACTTTTTCCTCAACCACTACACCAATCTCTTCTAATGCTGCTTTAGTATCTTCTACTGGACCAGTAGGTACATCTTTAATCTTTTCTTGTACAGACGGTGAAGGAGTGTAGCTATTGCTGTTGCCAGTTTTAGCTTCACTCTTGGTAACTTGACTTTCCGACAAGTTCTTCACCTTCTGCATTTCTGTGACTGATGGACGCTTCTTTGCTGCGTAAATCCAATTAGCTAATGCTCTACCTATAGCTGATGTCTCACCATTCTCTATCCAGGAAGTTTTGTTTGCACCTACTGGACCATGTTGATCTTGTGCTATGCCTGTTGCTACAGGAAACTCATCTTTAAAATCAATGTAAACTTCACACCTGTGTATAGCGTTATTAAAATCTTCACTTATGTGTAAAATTTCTGTGTAAATTCTACCGCTAGGATTGTCTTTCCAAAACTTTTTAAGTCTATCTTCTACTTGATCGTATTCGTCTTGCCATGCCATTAGTCGTTCTCCTCCTCATTCATGTCTTGTACTTTATCTATGTGGTATTCTACCCACACTTTTGTTTTTTTGCCAACACTATATTGTTTTAAAATATCTGTAATACTTTCTTCCATGTGATTAAATATTGTATCAAATACTTCTTCTGCTTCTTTAATATTGCTTGCAGTAATTATATAATCACGTGTACTTAGATCACTAAACATTACTTTTACATCTCTATCCATTGGATCAGGTGCGCTCATTCTTGTTCTCCTATAGCTAAAGCAGCATTCATCATTTCGTTGTAATCAGTTACAAACTTTGTTGTTAAATCTTCTACTTTTTTTGGATTAATTTTATTAAGTTTAATAGATGTCTGTGACACTTCTTGTCCACCGCATGCGTTAGCCATAGCTATCGCCCACTTCTTCATCTCCTTTTGACTTGTAAATAGATTCATAACTTAGTCGCCGCCGCGTTCTGATCTAACAAATACATAATGTATAACGTTATTCCAGTTCTCAAAATGGTATATATATAAACCATGTCTGTGTAACCAGTCACGTAACTCACCTGTGCTGTCTATGTACTTAGGACTGTTCTTATGTATTACAACAAATCCTCTACCAGTTTCACCAACTGATTGTACAAGTTCTGACAACATAAAGTTATCATCAAACGTAGTATTAATTGCAGTCATTACTACCTCCCACTATTAAGTATATAGCATAAATCCAGAATCGTAAAGAATTTATAATAAAAACACCAGATCGAAGTTATGATCTGGTGTCAAGGATCAGAGTAAAGGAGGAAACCTCTGACCAATGAATTGACTTGACAACTATTATAGCATGCAGTAATCTGTGGATATAGTTATCTTACGTGTCATAACGTTAGACAACTCCTTCCCACAAGCAATAAAGCGGACTTTCGAGTCCGCTTTGCTTTATACTATCTCTTTATTATTGTGTCCTTTATGATCTATAACCATAGTCATAACACCTTGCTTTGTTTTCTTACCTGCTTGATGTTCAAACCATGTTGACTCATCTAAGCTAGGTACCTGGATCCAGGTGCGTCCATCATGCAATTCACGGTGATGATGGTAATGACCTGTCACAAGAATGTCACTGGATCCTGCATGAAATCCACCAAATGTCTGGTTCTTCCACCAATTCATAAGTTTGTTCTCTACTGATCCACTGTAACCTGCAAGATGTCCATGAGTAAAGCTCATGTTTGTGCCGCATACATTAAGTGATAAGTGTGGTTCATCTGGTATAACAAACTTTACATGTTTGTACTGTGGTTTATCTGCAAATATTTCTGCAATCTGTTCAAACACTTCTATGTCATAGTTGTCCATCTCACCTGTTGGTGCAAGATTCTTTGCAATTCTTTTAGTTCCATGATTACCTGGTACTGCACCTACTACAACTACATCAAAGTCTCTTGACCATTCAACTAATGCTTTAGCAATAAGTCTTCTAGCTAACTTCATTTGATTACGATAATCGAGTTCGACTCCGTTAGGTCCCATTGCTTGTGGGTAAAATCCTACGCAGCCCTCGACTATATCACCGAGTCCTACAACTGTTAACTGATCTAGCTGCACTCCTGCTTTACGCAAGAAGTTATAACGATCACGTACTGTATCTATCTTTTCTAAAAATCTATTAACAATAGCTTCAGTACCACCGCCATCACGCTTGCCTAACTGTAGATCAGATATAGCAACAAAGAAACTAGCTTTAGGTTTTGTTACTTTAGGTTTAGCTTTACGCTTGTAAGTCTGGATCCACTTAGATATACGATCATAATCTTCTTTGTCTAGTGCATGTTCTTTGTACACAATCTGTGCTTTGTATGCCCATGCTTGTTGCACGTCTCCTTTGCCCATATTCATATCCCACGTGCTTACACGAATAGTGTCATTTAGAATTGAATACTTATCAGGATCAAATCCCCACGATTTAAGAAGATCATTAAACTCTGGACTAGCATTGTCCATAGCTCTTGTTGTTATTGTGCCTGTCTTAGTTTTGTAATTAAATTCTACGCCAGGTTCCCAACCATTGGGGTGACTTGGTGTATCTTTAACTTCGTTGTGTGCTACGTCCTGTTGGGTTGCAGTAAGTTTACTTACCTGCGAGTTGTTTTTTTGCATACTCTTTTAGTACTACTATCACTGATCCACCACCTGCAATTGCTGCAGCTTGGATTGCTGTAATGTCTAAGTCGAGTGCAGGACCTACAAGTAAAGCAGAACCAAATGCTTCAATGAATGTCCATACAACTTTTTCGATAAGTGCTTTGAGTTCATCACTCATATTATCTCCAGTCTATATTATCGGTCTTCCACGTAGTTTAGCGTCAATTCGTGTCACTTTTTCGTGAATAGAATCCAACGTTTTACTATCGGAACTTTGTTCTGGTGCGGCAGCACCATCTAAATTTATCTTACTTACTTCTAATGTAACTGGTTTACCTTGTAGTAATACTTTTGCAACCTTCGCATACATGTTTTGATACGCTATGCGTGATTGTCCAATCATACCGTCTTTACCTAGATCAAGATCTTGTTGTGTGTTACCTGTCAGAATACAACCTGATGTATGCTCGTCCGTATTCCCAGAGTGTATAAGTATGTATTTAAATCCAGGAACGTCTTGTAATTCAAGCATTCCATAGTGTGCATTCTTATATCTTTCACTGTATTTTTGGTGGAATCCACCTTCTTTTCTGAACTTTATATTGTATGTACCTTCAGGTATGCAGGTTTCGTGCATTACTTTTACTGCTTGATATTGATCTTCAAGTGTGTAACATTCAAACTTACCGTCAATATACATAAGACCATTAGTAGCGTCTATGCCAAATTGTGTACGAACAACTTGTATTTTCATTATTCTCCCTGTTTACTTAACCTTAGTATAGTCTAAACAATCAGGATTTGTACAGAATAATTTATAAGGTTTTATCTGTACGCCAAGTGGTTCTCCACATTTAGGACAAGATACTTTCAAAATATACTATCTGCTAGCTGCCCACATGTTGTCGATCATATTAGGATACTTACGATTGTTTGCTTTAGCTCTAGCTTTTGCTTTAGCTTTTTGCGCAGGTGTTAGCTTCTTTGATTTTCCTAGATCTTTGGGACGTGGTTTGTCCCATACTGGTTTACTTTTTGCCATACTATATTATACCTACTTCATTTTTTTAATTCTCTTAGAAGAGTATCTTTTTTTCTTACCTTTTTTATCGTATGGCATTATCTGCTCACTTTCTTTTTCGGTTGATCGTCTTTATCTTTACGTAGTCCTATAGTTAACAACCATAAAACTATACTTATTATTATAGCAACTCCAACTATGTCCTTAGCTGTGCCAGTTAATGTTAGCCATGCTATAAAAAAACCTAGCAAAGTAAATGTTTGTGCTATTGTCTCTTTAATTATCTCTGATAACCAATTAAAAAATTTCTTTATGTATTTCATATTCTACGTCTCATTCTAACTGGTGCGACTTGCACACTAGCCACAATTTGCGAAGCTATGATAACTGGTACTACAACTTCTTGTGCTTTTTCTTTTTGATCGTTAGTCATATCGTTACCAATAGCACCTAGATCTATCTCTTGTATATTTATATCAGTAAATGCACCAATAGGATCTGCAAGGAATTGTTCAGTTTGTATCTCTGTCACAACATCAGCAAGTGTGTAATTTTCTACATCTTTGTTTTCTACTGCACGTTCTACATATTCTTCAACAGCTTCTGCCACTGCTTCATCATTTTTTACAGCTTCAGCTATAACCTTTACGTCATTCTTATCTTCTAAATTAAGTACAGTTGCAACTACTTCTACTTGCTCTTCAGTTAATTCTTCTGCTTTTTGTATAGATTGTTTTACTACCTGACTTACAACTTCAAGTACATCTTCGCTAACTTCTGTAAGATTCTCCACTCCGACATCAGCAACTTCAATAAGTACTTCGATAACTTGCTCTGTTTCAAGATCTTCTACCTCTACTTCCTTTATGTCTTCTACAACATCTTGTACAGTTTGCCCTTCAAACTTTTCTGGCTCTTCTTCTAGTTCGAGTATGATCTCTTTTGTCTCTTCAACTTCTTCCTCATCTTTTATTTCTTCTTCTTTATTATCCTCGTCTTTGTCATCTTCCTCTTGAACTCTCTCTTCTCTGATGTCGTCATCTCCTGGTATCTCTTGATCCAACTCATCTTCTATAACTTCCTCTTTAGGTTCATCAAAAAAATCCTCATCTTTATCTTCAACGACCAGTTCAGGTACCACAACATCATCATCAGAAATGATTTCTTTGGTATCTGGTTGTTCTTTTTCATCTTCTTTTATTATAACTTCTTCTTCTTTTTCTTCTACTACTTCTTCTTTAGGTATGTCACAATCTCCACGATCTATTTGTGCGTCTGTCATGTAACAACCATACGCTTCTTCATTAGCTTTACGCTGATTATCACGATCTACTGTACCATCTTCTACTTCTGATGGTTTATATTCTGCTTTAGAACCATCTTCCATTACAACTTCTACCTTTTCAGGTTCAGGAGGTGGAGGTGGTGGTGGAGGTGGTGGAGGTGGCAAAGTTGTAGTAGTAGGTGGTACATACTCTGTTGTTTCAAAGTTATTACTATCACTATCTGTACAGCTTTCACCATTTTCTATGTCACCACATACACTAAATGTCCAATAAAAAGTTCCTGTCTGAATGTTTGTATAATCTAATGTGTATGTTCTAGCAGAAGTATCTGTAATTACTACTCTATCCCAAGTAGCATTGTCATAGCTGTAATTGATATGAAATTCATTTACTAAAGTATTTCCATCTGTATATTCCCAAGCAAAATAAACATCTTTACCTTGATAGTTTACTGACACATTTGTTGCGTCATCAGGTACAGCAGGTGGAACAGTAGTAGTTGTAGTAGGAGTAGAACCATAATCACAATC